GTTGCAAGGCAAATGTATTGCTATGCCGCAAGGCTTCAAAACAAGTGGAAGGATTGGCAGATAGGCGCAGCCATCAAGAAAGACCGCACTTCTGTTGTTCATTCCTGCGGCGTTGTAAAAACAATGCTTGAAACAGGGAGGCCGCCGGAGTATGTGGCGTTGGCAAACAGGCTGGGGATTATTCCTTCCCAACCTTAATTTTGCCACCGCAGTACGGACAGTTGAAAATTCCTTCCTTTTGCTGCGCAGACACAGAAACATTTGACGGCTGCCCAAACAGTTCGTAAAGCGGAACGTCGAGGGCGGCTGCGAGTTTATTCAGGTTGTTCAATGTAGGATTGCCGGACAGTATCCTGTGGACGCTTTCTCTGGTCAATTCCATGCGTTTTGCAACTTCTTTTTTGGTTAGCCTTTTGGCTTTTAATATATTATCAATATTTAACATAACGGAAAACTAAAAACGCACAAAAGTAATGATAATATTAATAATAACAAAAAAGTTATCAATAATAATAACATTTAACATTTATTAACATAGTTTGGCACGGTATTTGAATGTTATTGTATATACTCTCACTGACAAATCAAGAGAGTATATATATTAATAATATCTTAAAACAAAAAGTAATGAATACATTGAGCAATCAAGTACGAGAGGTGTTGCAGAGCGAAGCGACACTCGAAAACAAAGTAAGCAACCTTGTCATGTTAGGCATGACAGAGGTAGACGTAGAGAACGCAATCAACGCATTTGTGCGTGAAGTATTGCAGCGGCAATGCCCAAAACCCGACAAAAAGCGGGCGTTGGTAACGCTTGGTCTCGAAACTGAAGAGATTGAATATCTCTTCAAAGAAAAAGAAGATTACACTATCGGCGTTGAGATAGAGTGCTATAACGTTGATAGAGATACGCTTATACGCATTGCAGGCGAAAAAGGCGTTGTAATACAGTCAGAAGACTATAACCACGACACGCGCATACATTATAAAGTAGTGCGTGACAGTTCAATACATGGCGACAAAGGCGTTGAGTGCGTATCGCCAGTATTGAAGGGCAAAAAGGGTTTGCAGTCGTTGAAGTTGGTTTGCGACAGTTTGAACGAGGCTGGCGCAAAGGTAAACAAGTCTACAGGGCTGCATATTCACGTTGGTTTACAGAATTTTAGCGACGAGCAGTATAAGAATATTTTTGTGAACTACTATTTTTTAGAGGGCGCAATTGACAAATTTATTGCAAAATCGCGGCGCGACAACGCAAATACTTATTGTCAGTCATTATGGCAGGCAAATGTGGCAGAGTGCAGATTTTTGAACTGCGAAACACGCGAAGATTTTAAGTATATTTTCAACAATCGCCGCTATTTTAAGGTAAACCCTTTGTCGTTTGAACGTCACAGCACGCTTGAGTTTCGGCATCATCAAGGCACAACCGACTATACGAAAATAGAGGCGTGGCTTAAATTCGTGTGCGAATTGATTAAGTGGTCGAAAATTAACAGATTAGAGGCTTGCATTGACAAAATCGAAGATATACCGTTTTTGACAGGCAAAGTGAAAAAATATTTTATTAACCGCGCTGCTGCTCTCGCTTGAGGGCGGCGGCTTTATCTTATAACAAAAAAGCATGACAAAAGTAGCAAAAATTCAAGCCGGCGAGAATAATAGTAACAACGGCGCGACGTCTGCCAACGAGACGATACAAGTTGGGAAAAGATACCGATTATACGGTACTATCGAAAATGGTTGGATTACCAACGACGAGGGCGTAAGAGTAACGCAATACAGTAAAGAGGATGTACACAGGCGCGTCTCACGTATTACTGATGAGTTCATAATCGCCGAATGTGGTAGAAAATTCTTACACGAAGGATTTCAATTTGAAAAATTACCTAATGAAACGTATTAATAATAACGGCTATGTGTGTAATAATTGTAAAACAAAAAGGGGTAGAACTACCGGGCAGCAACATATTAGAACGCGCTGCCCGGCACAACCCTCACGGCTTCGGCTTCTGTACGCCGCGAAAGATGTATAAAACACTTTCATTCAGGGCGTTTATGAGGAAATTGCGCTGGGTGAGGGTAAGCGAGCCATGTATCATACATTTAAGGTATGCTACGACAGGCAGCGTGAAGCGCGAAAATTGCCATCCGTTCAAGGAAAAAGACATCTGCTTTGCGCATAACGGCGTATTGCGCATTGCAACGCAAAATGATATGACTGACAGTGAAACGTTTTTCAAGAATGATGTTTTGACAGCCGTTAATCAGTATGGTTATGGGTCTGCAATGCTACAGATGTTTATGCTTGAGCGGGCTGGGTTTTCGCGGTTTGCGATGCTGAAGGGCGACAAAATCAGCATGTATGGCGACTTTGAGAGGGTTGAGGGATGCTACTTCTCTAATTTGAGGTTTTTAAACAGCGGACAATGGTAGCGGCAAAAACAATGATAGCAGATGCGAAAAAGTTATTAACTGTGAATAACTTTTGTGAAACATGTTGAAAAAATTGCTATCTTTGCGGTTGTAAATAATTTCACGAACGATATGACGTATATCGAAATAGATAAGTTGAAGCCTCACAAGGGAAATCCGCGAAGAATTTCCTCGAAGGAGTTGGATAAGTTGGGCAAAAGCATCAAAAATAACCCTGATTATTTTGAGGCTCGCCCTATTATTTGTGACATCAACTATACGATATACGCCGGCAACAGCAGATATAAGGCGGCGCAAAAAATCGGCATGCAAAAAGTTCCGGTACACGTTATGAATTTGCCCGAAGCAAAGATGCGAGAGATAATGATACGCGACAATGTGAATAACGGAGAGTGGGACGTGAATATACTGGCAGACGAGTTTGATTTTGACATTTTGACTGATTTTGGTCTTGAACTTACGGGCAACTGGGGAACGGACGAAGAGGAAAATGCAGAAAAGACTGCCGAAAAAACAAGTTCAAAAAAAGCAAAGGCAAAGACAACAATCATTTGCCCAAATTGTAATAAAGAAGTAGAAATATGAATGTAGCAGAAAAAGCATATAGTTTAGGCATCAGAAAGGCGACGATAGGGTTTTCTACCGGAAAAGACAGCGTTGTAGGCTTGGATATGATGATAAAGGCAGGCATAGAGCCGGTGCCGATATACTTTTATATAGTACCCGAACTCGAATTTATTGAAAACAATATCAAACTGTACGAAAATCATTTTGGCGTGAAGGTAGGCAGAATGCCGCACCCAATACTGTATGATTACATAAGGCATGTAGATTGGCAGCCATTTGGCAAGATACTTACCATGTTAGTATTAGATATTGGCAGCAGAATAACATTTGAGATGGGGAATAAGGAATACTTATCCAAGAAAAAGATAGAAGGCGTTGAATACGACTGCAACTGCATGAAAATGTCTGATAGTCTGAACAGGCGATTGTTATTGCGCAAATTGCCCGATGTAGATACGAAAAAGAAAATCATATATCTGGCAAAGTATATGACAGATAAAGACATTTTTGAATATATGAAACAAAATAACATTCCGCTGACTGACGATTACAAGATTTTCGGGCGGTCATGGGATGGCTTGAGTTATCATTTTCTTTACGGCGTACACAAATATTACCCAAGAGATTATGAAACGATAAAAAGTTATTTTCCGCTGATAGATGCGGAGTTATTTAGGTATAAATTAGTAAATAAATACAAAGATGAATAGTACAAATAGCATACTCGATGCGTTTGAGCCAAACGAAAGTATAATTGACGAATTAGAAGAACTCGAACAGGTCGAAGACGTTGAAGAGCGTTTAAAACTTGAGGCTCAAAAGATTTTGAAGGCGAAACAAAAGTCACAAATGGACGACATGCGCGATACCGGCTATTATGCAGTGATAGTATTCGGCAACAGGCATGACAAAAACACTTTCTTGTCGCAAATTAAAGACACAGAAGTAGAAAGTGAAACGTTTGTAGATGGTTATCAATTTGCAAAAAACTTTGGTTTAGACGTGCCGATGACGGTAACGCTGCCAAAGCCACATTATGTTAAACAAGTTAAAATTAAAGGAAATGGCAACAAGATCAGAAAGACCTAGGAACCTCTGGCAAAGAACCAGAGACGTGGCGCGAAACGTCGGTCGAAGAATAAGCAGATTTTTCGGAAGATAGTAGCACGGCAATAGTATGGCGTAGCGCATCTTTTGTGCTATGCCATTTTATTAAATATAGTAGGACATGGCGCGATGCAAGAACACAGAAACGGCTAAAAATGTTACAAAACGTAACACTAAAAAAAGGGCGATGTTGAAGGCGTTAGAAAACGCACTTGGCGTTGTGACCGTTGCTTGTGCATCAGTCAAAATTGAAAGAGTGACGCATTACAGGTGGCTAAAAGAAGATGAGGAGTATAGAACTGCTGTTGAGGACTTGGAAAACGTTGCACTTGATTTTGCTGAAAACAAACTGCATCAGAACATAAAAAATGGCGATGTCGCTTCTACAATCTTTTATCTAAAAACCAAAGGCAAGAAGCGCGGCTACACCGAAAAGCAGGAATTAGACGTGAACGCCAACCTTACGGGCGGTATTTCTATTGACGAATGGATAAAAGACAAGATACGATGATAGCGCCACAAGACATATACCATCCGCTTTACACTAACCGCGATAAGTTTATAATACCTCTGACCGGTGGGCGTGGCAGTGGGAAGTCGTTCAACGCTTCCACTTTCATAGAGCGATTGACGTTTGAGCGTGGGCATACTATACTCTATTGCCGTTATACTATGGTTTCGGCTGATATTTCGATTATACCGGAGTTTCACGAAAAAATAGAGATTGACGGCACGGATAAGTATTTTGAGGTAACGCGGCAGGATATTGTCAATAAACTGACAGGCTCGGCTGTTTTGTTTCGCGGCATTAAGACATCATCGGGCAATCAGACCGCGAAGTTGAAGTCAATACAAGGTTTAACAACTTTTGTGTGCGACGAGGCGGAGGAGTGGGTTTCGGATACGGATTTTGAGAAAATAATGCTGTCAATACGCCAAAAGGGTATTCAAAACAGGGTTATTATCATTATGAACCCTACGGACGTAAATCATTTCATCTACAAGCGGTATATAGAGAACACGTACAAAGTTGTGGAGTATGATGGAGTTCCGGTAAAGGTAAGCGCTCATCCTAACGTGCTGCATATACACAGTACGTATTTTGATAATATTGACAACCTTGGCAAGGAGTTTTTGGACGAGGTTGGTCGCATGAAGGTAGAAAACCCAAAGAAGTACGAGCATGTAGTTATAGGCAGTTGGGCGGATATAGCAGAGGGCGTTATATTCAAGAAGATAGAGATTGTTGATGAAATTCCGAAATGGATAAAGAAGCGCGGGCTTGGTATTGATTACGGTTACACTAACGACCCAACGGCGATTATTGATTGCGCCGTTCAGGACAATGATTTGTATCTTGACGAGGTTTGCTACCGTACACGTATGCTTACGAGCGACATCATTACAGAGTTGAAACCGCACAAATACAAAGTAATTTCAGAGAGCGCCGACCCGCGATTGATACAGGAAATAGCGAACGCGGGAGTGATGATATATCCGGTAGACAAGTTTCAAGGCTCGGTTGTGGCGGGTATAACAAAGATGCTTGAGTATAACATCAAAGTAACGAAACGGTCGTATAATTTGCTGAATGAGTTCAGGAACTATACATGGGACAAGGATAAAGGCGGTAATTATATCAATGAGCCGATTGACAAGTTTAATCATGGGATAGATGCTGCGCGATATTGGGTGCTTGGGGAAGTTCTTGGTAAGATTGCGAAGTTTAACATGTCAATACTTAATGCGTTTAGATAGAGATAAATAACACAACACAGATAATAGATGAAAACACTTGAAGAAATTTTTTCACAGGACAACATTAGTAAGATTGTCGAGGATTTGAAGAAAAAGCAAGTCGCAGTTCCGGCTTGGAGCGATTTGATAAAACAGTACGAGCCG